CACATTGACAAAAGAATACAAGTCAATACAATTATTGAAAATCAGTTACCAGAGTATGTGGTATCTGATTTTCCTAATGCAACAGAATTTTTAAAACAATATTATATTTCTCAAGAGTTTCAAGGTGGAGCGAGTGATATAATCAATAATTTTGATCAATATCTTAAAGTTGATAATCTTGTTCCTGAAGTTATAGTTGGTATAACATCAATTACAGCAGATGTAAGTTCTTCTGATACTGTAATCACAGTCCCAAGTACAAAGGGTTTTCCTGCAGAATATGGATTACTTAAAATTAATGATGAAATAATATCATATACAGGTATTACAACAAATACCTTTACAGGTTGTATTCGTGGATTTAGTGGTATATCTGGTTATAACGTTGGTGTGTCATCTTCATTATTAGAAATAAATCGTGAAAGTCTAGAATTTAATGAGACAATTGCAAAATCACATAAAACTGGAGATAATGTAAAGAATTTATCTGTTCTATTCATACAAGAGTTCTTCAAAAAAATGAAGAAAACTTTCTTGCCTGGTTTAGAAGATAATGAATTATCCGAAAAATTAGATGTAGGCAACTTTGTAAAGTTTGCTCGTTCTTTTTATCAATCTAAGGGTGTAGAAGAATCAATAAGAATTTTATTTAAAGTATTGTATGGAGTTGAGTCTAGAATACTTGACCTTGAGGGAAATTTAATAAAACCATCAGATGCTGAATTTATACGTCGTGAAGTCGTTGTAGCTGACTTAATTACACCAACTGGAGAACCTCAGAACCTAACTGGACAAACAATATTTAAATCCACTGATACTGCAACTAATGCATCTGTATCAGAAGTAGAAATCATTAAAAGAGACGGAAAAAATTATTATAAAATTGCATTATTTGTTGGATTTAGTGACAGAGATTTAATCGAAGGTGTATTTACAGTACCAGGTAACACAAAAGTTGTTGGAGGAGCAGTTGCAGGTGCAACAATAATCGATGTTGACTCAACTGTAGGTTTTGGAACTACAGGAACAATCATTAGTGGTGCTAACTCACACATTGATTATACATCTAAATCAATCAATCAATTCTTTGGTTGCACTGGAGTTGGAGTTGGAATCGGTACAGCAGACAATATTAGAGCAGATGAAACAATATTTGGATATGAAAACGGGGATTTATCTAAAAGGGTTGATTTAAGAATTACTGGTGTTCTATCTGAATTAGTACCAATTACAGATATAACTCTCATTAATGAACAAGAAAATTTATTTGTCAAGAATATTGGTGAAAAAATAGAAAATGATAACAAAAATTATAAACAAATATTTGCTAACTCTTGGATTTACAATACTGGTTCAAGATTTCAAGTTGAAATTAGCGGTTCAACATTTAAGTTTAAAACAATACTTGATAAATCTTCATTAAAAGTTGGTGATAGATTTGAGATTCTTAAGAGAAATGAGCAAACTATTGTTGGTGGTGGTACAGTTGGTAGTATAGACGTTACATTAAATCAGATAAACGCAATCAATATTGCTGGTTTTACACAAGTTTCTAATCAACTATATGATATTCGTAGAGTTATAGAGAAAGTTACAAGTTCAGGTGTACCACTTGATAAAGGTAATAATACAATTATTGCTGATACTTTAAATGTTTATGTAGATGGTAATGAAGATGGTTATGCAGCATCAAACTCTTTACCAAGTTATGATATTACTTCAAATATTATTGAAGAAACTTTAACGGGTGGAACTGCCATAGGTTTGGATGGTTTTAGTAGTTTAAATGAAAGATATAGTTTTATTAATTTTCCTCTCTCTAGAAATGTAAAATTTATACAGGGTGATGAAATTGTATATCAACCAGAGGGAGAACCATTTGTAGGATTGGATACTGGTCGTACATATTTCGTAGATCCTGTCATACCTAGTGATCCAAACCAAGATATTACAAAGATAAGAATATTTAATTCAAATGCACAGATTGGAACAGCAAGCACTGTACAAGTTGGTCCTACCACATCAACAACCGATGTTCATAGATTTGTATTAAAGAGACATAGTTCTAGAATATTAGATTCAGACAAGATATTAAGAAAGTTTCCTTTATCACAAAACTTATTTGTAACATCAAAACAGGAAATACCAACAAATGATATTGGAATGTTAATTAATGGTGTTCAAATACGTTCACCAATTTCTGATAATCAAATATTCTTTGGTTCTTTAGAATCAATTGACTTATTGAACGCTGGAACTGATTATGATGTATTGAAACCCCCAATTATTGGTATTGAAACTAGTTCTGGAGTAGGTGCAGCCGCAGAACCAATCGTCCGTGGAACTGTTAAAGATGTATTTGTAGATCCACAAGAGTTTGATATTGATGCAGTTACAAATATCTCTCTTACAGGTGGTAATGGAAGTGGTTGTTTACTAGAACCAGTCCTTGGAACAAGAAATAGAGAATTATTATTTGATAGCAGAGATGTATTTTTTAATGGTGGTGTTGATATTGTAAATGAAACAATAACATTTAAAGATAATCATAACTTAGTTGATGGTCAATTATTGTACTATAGTTCAAATGGAAATCAACCAATTGGTATTGGAACTGCTTACGATCTTGAAAACAAGATAGGTGGCACACTCTCTGATGGTGCTCCATATTTCGTAAGGGTTGTCAATCCATCTACAGTAAGAATTTTTAATACAAGAGTCGATGCAATATTCGGCACAACTGGTATTAATACTGTTGGTTTATCTACAGATACAGCAGCAAGTGGTATTCATAAGTTTAAGACACAGAGCAAAAATACTCTTGTTGCAGTAAAAGTTTTAGAAGAAGGTTCTGGATATACTCATAGAAAATTAAGAGTAAAACCAATTGGAATTTCAACTTCAATAAATGTTATTAATTTCAAAAATCACGGTTTCCAAAGTGGTGAAATTGTAGAATACAGTGCAGAAACAACTGCTATACAGGGATTATCAACGACTTCATCATACTATGTTAACAAATTAAATGATCATCAATTCCAGTTAGCAGATGCGGGTATTGGGGGAACTTCAACTGTAGATTATGATAGAGGCAAGTTCGTCAACTTTACTTCATCTGGAGCTGGATTCCAGATATTTGAATATCCAGAAATCAAAGTAAACATCAGTGTTTCATACGGTTCAACTGTGACTGGTGATATTACTATAACTCCAGTCGTGACAGGAGAATTAATCGGTGCATACTTATATGAGGAAGGTACAAATTATGGTTCAACTATTTTAGATAAAGAAGTTATACCTAAAGTATCGATTGAAAATGGTAAATTTGCTGAATTTAAACCTATTGTTGTAAATGGTAAAATTGTTGACGTAGCTGTTGTCAATCAGGGTAGGGAGTATAATTCTAGTCCTGACGTAAGAGTTATATCAACTGGTGCAGGTGCAGGTGCTATTGTCAGACCAGTTGTTGAAAATGGGGCAGTTATAGACGCTATCGTAATTAATTCTGGAATCGGATATGATAGTAATTCTACAGAGGTTAGAGCGTTCCCTAGAGGTAGTAATGGTAAATTCTCTGCAAGAGTAAGAAGTTTGACTTTAAATAATGCAAGTAGATTTGGTGATACTCAATTAACAGAAAAAGTTGATTCTCTCAAGTTCAGTGTGCTTGGATATTCGCAAGATATTGCAAGTACATTTGAAAATACTTTTACTATCAATTCAAATGGTGAGTTTAACCAAATTACAGGTCACTCTCCAATTATAGGTTGGGCATATGATGGAAATCCAATCTATGGTCCTTTTGGTTATTCAGAACCTGACAATATCAACTCAGAATTAAAAATAGTTTCTACATCTTATAAAATTGATATAACTCGTGTTGTTAATAGACCATCAGGTTATGCACCAGGTTTCTTTGTTGAAGATTTTGTATTTGATGGTTCAGGAGATCTTGATATTCATAATGGTAGATTTACAAAAACACCTGAATTTCCTAACGGTGTTTATGCATACTTTACTTCAGTTGGTTTAGGAACTCAAACTAATAAACTTGAGGGAGTATATCCTTACTTTATTGGAAATACATACAGATCACCATTTATTTCTGAAAACCAAATACTTGATCACAATTTTGACTTTAATTCATCAACATTAAGAAGAAATACAAAACCTCAAAATGTTGATGAGACACACTCTGGCAATGATTTTTTCACTGAATCATATGAAAAGATAAGACAATTATCAGTTATTGAGTCTGTAACGAAAGGTGATGTAGATGCGATTACAATTTTAAATGGTGGACAAGATTATAAAATTGGTGATTTAACTGAATTTGATGATGAAGAAACAAACGGTTCAGGATTTAAAGCGTCAGTAAGCGAAATCGTTGGTATTGGAGTATCTCGAATAGACACCACAATTACACCATTTAATAACGCTGTATTTGAATGGAAGAGTGGTAGTGAAGTCGTTGCTAACTACTTACCATTTATTGAATTAAATGACCAAGATACAGTATCAATTTCAGGTTTAAGCACAAATATTACAAATCTTACTGATTCGTTTAATGTTGGAGTAAGCACAATTAATATTGGATTAGCAGCATCGATGACAGTAGGTAGTGTTGCTGGATTAGTACAAGACATTTTAGTTACATCTGTTCCTAACTCATTATCTGTAGGAAGTTCATTAAGAGTTGGTTCTGGAAATGCAGCTGGCACTGAATTGTTAAAAGTAATCAATTTCTTCCCACTCAAAAGAATTATTAGAGTTGAGAGAACAACTGGTGTTGCACACACTCTTGGTTCAAATATTGACCTACTTAACACACAAATTAGTATTCCAGTTGAAACTACAAAGTTTACTTCAGAGACAAATGATGTAATTTACTTCAATGGACCTCAATCAGTTGGTGTTGGAACCACTGTTGGAGGTGCGATAGAGGTTAATTCATTTACTGGCGGTTTAGCTGAACAAGTATCAATACCAACAAGAACAATTCGTATACCAAATCACCCATTTACTAATGGTCAAAAGTTAACTATAAACAAACGTAATGGTGCTAATCGATTTGATGTAGGTACAACTAATCTTGTCACTGAATTTAAATTACCTTTCTTAGGTGCTAATTCAACTGAAGTGTTTGTAATTAATAAAGGTCCTGATAATATTGGATTAGTAACCACGAGAGTTGGTATAGGAAGTACAAGTGAAGGATTATTCTTCTATTCAAAAGGTTCAGTATCTGGTATTAATTCATCATTATATTTCTTACAATCACAAAAAGAACAGGTTACAGGTGATATTGATAAGATTGTAACAACAGTTTCCACAAATGTATCAGCAGCAGATACAACAACCCATAATTTAGTAGAAAAAGATATCGTAAGAATTAATGTTGTTCCAAATCTAGCGGTTGGAATAGGAGACACCACACCAATTTCTGTAAATTATAATTCTGAATTTGAAAAATTATTAATAAATCCTATCTCATTTACTGCTTCAGACGTTGAAACTAATCAAATTGATATAATTGATCACGGATTTAAAACAGGAGACAAAGTATTCTATGATGGTTCTGCAACTGGTTTAAGCACTGGAACATACTTCATTAACAGAGTAAGTAATAGAAGATTCCAACTTTGTGAAACAATTCAGGATTTAAACTCAAATCCAGTTAATCTTACACCAATAACAGCAAATACTGGTGGAACTCAATCTATCGCACCAATTAACCCAAGAATTGATGTAGTAAAAAATTCTAAATTAACATTCGGTCTATCAACAACTACACTCGCTGGATTTGATTTTAAATTATACATTGATGAAAACTTAACTAATGAATATCTAAGTTCACAAGATGGAACTTCATTTAATGTTGGTACTGCAGGTACTATCGGAATAGGTACAAATAATACTGATCCAATAGGGGCTGCATTAACTGTTCAATATTCACCATCTGCACCAATTACCTTATACTATGGTTTATCCAAAGGTGGTTTCATAAGCACTGCAGATACACAGGTTTCAAATCATTCTGAAATAAGATTTATTGATAGTGAATACAATGGCGAATATAAAATATCAAATGTTACTGACGATACTTTCCAATTCTCTCCAAAAATACCTGAGTTTTTATCTTACACAAACGCTGATTGCGAAAAACTAGAATACTCTACAAGATCCACTAATGTTCATGGTCCAATAAAGAACTTTAAAATATTATCACCTGGATTTAATTATAAAAAATTACCTCAATTTAAAAAAGTTAATAGTGAAAATGGAACAGACGCAAACATCATAGCATCATCTAGAACTATCGGTAGAATTAAAAAAGTTAGAATTGTTGATATTGGATATGAATATTCATCTGATAAGACTTTAGGACCAGAGGCATTTATCTCTCCAGTTGTTAATATTGATAATCTTGATGTAATTGCATCAGTTAATATTATTAGTGGTGGTGCTGATTACATGAGTTCACCCAATTTAATTGTATTTAATCCAGCCACTAATACCGTTGTTGATAATGTTTCATTACAACCACTTGCTCCTAATCAAACTATTTCAAAGGTAGATGTATTATCACCAGTAACGGGACTTGATTCAGTTGTACATAAAATCGTATCAATTAATAATTCAAACGGTGTAGGTATTAACTCAGTGCAAACAGGTGCTTCTGGAATCGTTACTTGTTTCCTTGAAACTCCCATAAATGGGTTTGATGAGCAACCTTTTGCTCTTGGTGATGAAATTTATGTAGAAGGTATACAAAGGGTTGGAGAGGTCAGTATAGGTGCAACTCAGGGTGGTATATCCACTAATACTACTGTTCAAGGAACTGGTTATAACTCTGATAATTATAACTATCAATTCTTTGATGTTATTAACTATGTTGCTGGCACTCAGTGTGTTGTTACATTTAGTTTAGCGGGTCTTACAACAAATCCTGGTATCGCTAAAACTTTCCAATCTGGTTATGCAAATATTATTAACAAGAAAAAATATCCTGTAATCGAACCAGTTCAAACTAGAGGTGTATTTGAGTTAAAGGAAACATTAATTATTGATAATGTTGTCACAGACTTAAAAGTGATTGAAGTAAGAAATGACTATATCAAAATTGATGGTAAGTTTAAGATAAAGAAAGGAGATAGAATAAAGGGTGAATTAAGTAATGTTTCTGCTCTTATTACAAGTGTTGTTGATAATCAAGCAAAATTCACAACTGATTTTTCAAATAGACAGGAATATGGTTGGTTAGATGATATTGGTAAATTAAATGAAGATTATCAAG